CCCAGATTTGGTGCCTGCTTCACCAAACTCGCTATGTAGGTACAGGGCGAGGTTTTGAATCTCGGGGAAATGGACGTTGTTTCTGCATTCGAATGCAGCCGCCAAATTATCACCAAGATCCCTCGGCCTATGCAGCATGTTCGCAACTACTTTAGGATAAGAGGTGAGTGGAACTCTTGCGCCACCTTCACAACTCACGTCGAACTCTCTCGAGCAAAACTCGAAACAGTTAGCGTCCACCTTTACGCTACGTAAGTCGATCCCATAGTCTTCCAAGACCTTGGCCATGAAAGAACCGTCTTTGACGGCTTCTACGAACTGCCCCACCATCTTTCTAGTGCCTGTGACGACTGAGACGCAATCATCGCCATGAGCTACAGGACTAACCCTCAAGGTAGGGTAGTATTCCTGCATGATTAGGTATTCATAGAACACCCTCTCAACTGTGTTGAAGAAAGATGTGGCGTAACTTCCGCTATTAAAGCCGCCTGGTATCTCAAACTGAACAAGAGAAGCTCTCACCCTGTTCGACGTGGGATTAACCACGTAAATGGGGTGGGAATTCCATCTCGCCCAAATTCGGAGAGCCTGGCGCTGGAAGAGCGAAAATTCCGAAACATAAGCTGCACAGATTATCTCTATAACAAGCTCATAGACGTCAGGAGTCGGTAAGGCGTCGAAGCCCGAGACATCGCTAGAGAAGATGACGGAACGCCTTCCTCTCTTCCTGTCTTCAGGCCCAACTTTCATGCCTCTCATGACATCTGAAAACTCACTATTCATTTCATCTGTGAAACCCGTACCAATCGCCGAAGGAGAGGAGAATTTCTGGCCTTTGAACACTCTGTAAGCCTCGCCGAATAGAACTCGTTCTACCAGCTGATCCACTAAGCTCACAGGGGTGATCACCCTGTATCTTTCCTTACCAGGGACACACTTCCTCGCAGGATGTGCTTCGTCCTTGATGAAGATAGACTTGGGATCGAACAGGCCTAACTCGTGGAGCTTCCTCGGACTGGACAAGTCGCCACCTCCAGCTTCTGTCTGTGCCCAATGGAAGATCTTGAGCAGGCGCGCCACCGTAACACCTACAAGGTCAAAGTCGCCGTCATTAACAACGTCCTTGTTTGCCGTGTATTTGATGTTGAGGGGGTAACCTGGCGATCGATCAGCCTGAATTTCACCCAGAGCACGTTCGACTAAGTTGACAAGCAACTCCCGGCGACTTTCTACAGACGCGTCGATCCACCAAAGGTCATTAATCCCGACAGGACTAGGAATTTTGAATGAACTGACTGTC